TTTATAGGGTAAAAAGCTAATATTATCGCGTATTGAACCGCCCGGAACGTCAACATCTCTAAATTCTCCCGGCATTATCGGCGTATCATCACCTTTAATCCGTAATCCTCTAGATTTTAAGCCTCCCGGAAGGTTACTCAGCGTTCCTGCATCAACTAATTGACGCAAGAGAGAGGTTGCAGACTTAGCAAGCCCACCAATCATGTGAATCAAGCCAAATCCGTAAAAACCAAGTCCGGGCATGTACTGATAATGAACAAAATGCTCGCGCTTCATGCGATTTTCGTCATCTTCGTAGTAGTTTCTGCGTATAGACAGGATTTTTCGTGAGCTTAGGTCAATACTAACAACATAAGGAAGCTGTATTCCGCTTTCCTCACCATCAATCATGTCTTCAAAGCCAACCAGATCAAGGTCAATCTGCATTTCTAGGATGGTATGACGAGAATCGTTGTCATATCCGTGGGAATTACCTGTTAACTCGTTATATTTACTTTCAATCTCATCAGTGTTGTCGCTAGGGTTACCTAACTCTACGTCTGAGTAGAAGCCAGATACCTGTAGCTTCCTTACTTCATTGCTTGTTCGCTTCATGATGTGAGTTGCACGTTCACAAGTCACTAAGTCAGAGGCTCCATAGCTAACAACAAAGTCCTCAGCAGGTACAAACATACTGCAAGGGCGACCCATGTTAGGGTCAAAGTAAACTTTTCTAAAGGCAGAGCCTGCTAGAGGCAATGAAAACAACAGTCTTTCTGTTTCTGCTCTGTACTCAGTCATCTTCTCAGTGACTAAGTAGTTTAAATAATCTTGAACTCTTCCTGCTTGTCTTTCTTTTTCTTTATCTACAATACCGACTATAGCCGTTTTGACTGGGCCTCCCGCAGGAAACAGTTCTTGTATGGATTGAGACTGAAACTTAATAACAGATTCGGTCAGTAGCGGGTGAAATACGCCACATGCACCATCCCAAGGGGTTGTTCTATCTTCGTGCTTAAGTCCTAGAAGGTCTAAACCCTCTATATAGGTTCTTTCCCAATCAGATCGGCTTTCCTTATCTGACTTAAATGCGCCAATAAGATCGTTTGCAATTGAAGAAAGCTCTTTGTCTTCAATGTATTCAGCTAAGTTATCATCAAACGGCACTTCATCCATAGAGTTGCCATCTTCAAAGTCAAATATTAGCCCACCGTCAGGTGTTTCAACCGAAACAGAGTCAGGATTGACTATTTCAATCTCTAAAGCACCATTAGCTTCTTCAGCAGTAAGCTCTTCAGGTGTAACCAACGGCTTTTCAATCGCCATTTATCCGTTCTTCCCGAACTTTTGCGGTCTTGCCGCACCACTTCCGCGAGCTACAGTGGTTTTACCACCTGCTTTATAAGATTTAACGCGGTTAATTTTGTCATCATCCATGTGTATTTTACCGCCACCCATGTATGAACTTGATTTTTTCTTTGTGCCTTTCATTGAAAACTCCAATTATTCACTAGCTAGTCTAAAGAATTTTTCTGCGCCAATATTGTTAATATTAAAATTTTCCCAAGCAAGTTCTCCGCTGTAGGACACATAAATGCTGTATTTATCGTCCTCTAGTGTAACATAACTAGAGTTTGTTAAATCATTGTTAACAACATAACCTTTATCCATAAAGGTTTTAACCATATCATTAGTTTTTGCCATAAAAACGCTTCTCCCACTCTTTGTGCCTCTTAATTGGTATCTTAAAATAAGGAAGCAACTTTGCGCTTTTTATTATTAACCAATTAAACCAAGACAGCCATAAAGGGAGAGGCCTCATATAGTCTAAAAACAATACTACTCTATTACTGCTTGTTTCATTAACTGCAATATGTTCATAAGTATCATCAAATACTACACACTTGCCTTCTTCCCAGATGTATGGAATACCATTGACTACAAGTGTACACCCATTTCCATCTTTAGGCACAATCAGAGCCAAATGAATGCGGATAATTCCACACCACGGCCCTTCATGCGGCATTAACATCTTGTTTGGCCCAAGAACAGAGAAATACGCTGAAACAATTTGCTTATCTCTGTCTAGAATTTCCATTGTCTTCGGACATTCCTGACAATTTCTGTCAAACCTTACAGTGCCTGCCTTTAGGAAAAACATTTTCCACTTGTCATCATTAGAGATGTACACCTGATCAGGGCTTATCTCCTGAAAAGGGGTAAAATCATCTATTCTTTTCATTATATGGTCTAATTCAGACCGTATAGTTTTAAAATTCTTTTCTAATTCTTCTGTTACAGGGAATTGATTGTTCTTAAAGTAAACTTTATCGCCTGCTTTTGAGAACTTTCTAAATAATGGCCTTAATAGCTGATCAAGTCTCCACGGACTAATCTCTAGGTTATCCATTAGTAATAAGCCGCTCGCCTATTTGTTTCTAGAGGAGTGTCTTCTTCATCAGAGGTTAACCTTAAGAACCCGCCTTGTCTAAAGCGCAGTAACGCTTGAGTCGATGAATCCACAAGGTCATCATGTTCTCCTGCGGGGAAAGCGGCAAACTCTTCAACCACTTCCTCTGCAAACCTTCTCTCTGGTCGCCATATGATACCTGACGCAAATAGGTCAGAAACAGCGTTTACCCTTGATATCTTGTCATTGCCCCTAGAGGGGGTGTAGTCAGACACTGGAATCCCCATTGCCCTTAGCTCAAAGATAAGGGGTGTTCCTGCGGCTTTTGCTTCAATGATGCAAGCATCGGGTTGCCATTCGATATAGAACTCTTGGGCTTTCTTTTTAAGCTCAGGAAACTCTAATCGTTCTTTAAAGGCATCTAGCAATATTATGTTAGCTACAGTCTTACCGTCATCATCAGGTGCGTAAAATACGCCCCAAGTAGTACACGCTGAGTAGTCAGCCCTTTGTGTCTTAAGAAATGCGGTATCCCAAGACTGTATTATAAACTCACAAGGCGGTGGCGAGTCTCGCTCCCATATCTTCCACCAGTTACGTTTAACTAGCGCACCCTCCTCAGAGGTAGGGTTTTGTTGATACTGGGCGTTCCATTTAGAAGAAGGAAGCTCTTCTCTTAGTGCTACCAGTTCCTTCATAGGCCAGAACTCAGGCCATAAAGGTTTTTCTGAGGGCATGATTGCAGGAAACTCAATCACTTCCCATTCGTCAGTCCCTGTGCGTTGTACAGATGACTTTATAATCTGTCCTGTTAGGTCTCGTTTATGCCAACGAGTCATAACAATAATAATCGCGCCTCCCGGTTGAAGTCGCTGTCGAGGGCCAGATGTGTACCATTCATAGGCTTTGTCAAAAACGGAGGGGTCACCCGATTGACCTTCTTGCTCGGAGTGCGGATCATCAATGATCAGAAGGTCTGCGCCTTTACCTGTTACAGCACCACCAACACCGATAGCAAAGTATTCGCCACCTGCACTGGTACTCCATCGCCCTGCGGCTTTAGAGTCAGCCCTCAACCCGACAGAGGGGAAAAGAGATTTGTAGTCTTCGCTGTCTACTAGGTTACGCACCTTTCGACCAAAACCTACTGATAATTCAGCAGTGTGAGCGGTTTGAATAACTTTTTTATTTGGATACTTACCTAAGAACCATGAAGGTAATAGATAAGATGCAAATTCTGATTTAGTGTGACGAGGAGGCATGTTAATAATTAACCGCTTCAACTCACCACTAGCAACACGTTCAAAGGCGTTTGCCATGATCTTGTGGTGCCTGCCCTCAATAAAGGCAGGCCAAACCTTATTGCAGAACCCCATGAAGCTATTCCTTGCTTTCTCCTTGGATTCTGCTTCTTCTAGCTCTTCTAATAAGACTAGAACCTCTTTCTGCTGTTCTAGCGGCAGATTAGGGATTTGTTTTAAAAGCTCTGGATCAACCTTATCCGCAACGGACATACAATTCCTTATGCTTTCTTTTTCTTAACAGCCGCTTTCTTTTTAGCAGGAGCCTTCTTCTTCTTAGGCACATACGCTTCGTTAACATCTGGAGTGGCAGGATCATCCGCTACAAAATGCCCAGTGTTGCTTCGCGCTCTCTCCATCTCTACGGGTTTAGCTACGCCCATCTCAGACAGTTTAGCTTCAGCAACATCCTTACGCATAACATTATGCTCAACGATGTCAAAAGAACCATCCTCAAGCTCGTAGCCTATCTGATAAACACCTTCTCCATCAGCGAATGTACCATTCTGTAGAATCTTTAATGTGGACATGCAACCCTCCTTACATCATCTTACAGGCTTTACCACCACGGGCCATCCCGTAGCCACGAATCTTTCCTGCTTTTCCGCCTGCACTCATTCCGGGCGGTTTCGCATTCCTGTACTGGAAGTTTGTAGTATCTTTTCCAAAGTTAGGACGATTAGTTTCCTCGTTGGCTAGATTCTGACGGCCACCCATTGCACCACCACGAGCCATTCCGGGGGGCTTGGCATTTCTATATTGAAAGTTTGTAGTGTCTTTGCCAAAGTTAGGACGGTTGGTCTCTTCATTAGCTAGGTTTTGTCGGCCACCCATTGTTGCCTGACGACCCATATTCATTTTTTTCTTTTTCACAGATTCTTCTCCTTTAGATTTATTTTCTTGTAATCTTTTTCGGTAAGCCGCACTACCTGCATCATTTCTTAAAGCTTGAATAGCCGCTTCAGCCTGCTTATCGGTCATCGGCATCTCTCTTGCACGTTTAGCAACGACTTTAGGCTTCTCTTCAGTTTTCTTCTTAGGCGCTTTCTTGGGCATAACCTTTCTCCAAATTAAATATAGAACTCTCTACAGGAATATTCCTGTCTTAGGACTCTACCTATATAGAATTAAACTTAAAACTAAGAT